CTAACTACTGTCCACATTGCATTTGCAACGGCAGCACCTGTGTCTAATTTAAGAACGGATTGTCCGTTATTATTTAAACCGGTACCAACGGCTAAGTTATAAGCGCCTGTTCCAAAAATTGCATTGGTAATTACGCTATCACACTTAACTGTGTACTCTTGATTAGGGTTGTCATTTACGAACGCCAAGATGTTTGAAGATCCTGTGTTGTAATCAACACCCGATGTTTGTCCACCTGGAATAAAATTACTCCAAGTAGGTGTACTTGTTACTGGATCTATCCAATACCCACCATTAAAGACACCGACAGACGCTGCTAATGCAGTTGTCCATGCGGCACCTGTAGCTGTATCATCATTTGCACCTGCAAAAGTTTGCGATTGGATGTAACCAACTGTTGCGCCATGAGCGCCAGCAGTTGTTTGTGTTCCAACGGGTTCACCTTTGAGTATTGCATTTGGAAGAGTGCTAAGGGGCTGTACTAGATATTCCGACTGACCACCTGTAGCTGGAGTATTACCAACTGTCATAGTCTGTCTAAGGCCGAAGCCTCCTGTTCTATTTGCCATGTTCTTTTCCTTTGTTAAGTTAAATTAGTGGGAGGAATTACTAAATGAATAGTTATTTCTTTGTACCACCAAAAGTTACACGAGTCTGCCTCTCTTGATTGATTGGCATACTTGAATGCTGTTCCTTCATGAGATCGTTATTAATTGCTTCGTCTTTTTCTTTTGTCTGCCTATCGTAATAAGCTTCTATTTGAAGCGCGGTCTCTTCTGGTATCTTAGCCAGCAATAAGCCTCCTACTCCTATGACTCCTGCGTATTTGCCTTCTGTTTCCACTGGATAATCTCCATCAGGGTATGCATCAGATCTAACTAATTCAAATCCCGATCTTAATTGAGCAGCTATGTTCTTTGTGTCGTTATAGCCCATAGTTTCTGCTCTTATCCACTGGTGACGATATCCGTCTGGCGCAGGTGGTGCATCAAGTGATGAGGGTGGAGCCCAAGGTTTTTTCACCTTAGTTTTTTCTCTTGTTTGGCTCGCACGTGAAGTCTTTATTTTTTCGTTTTCCATATGCTTAATTTCCTTCCGTGAGTTGTTTTTGTTTTGCATAATCTTCTAGCGGCACGCCTAATCTTTTAGCAATTGCTACCTGTGACGGCGAGAGAGTCACAGTTTTCTTGCGTCCTGTTGAAGCTGAACGTCTAGCTGAAGCTACATTTTGAGCAGGTTTTGCTCTTTCTGTAGTATTACCTTCTATCTTATCAAATTTATGTGGAAATTCAAGTCTTATTCTTGAATCAACTTCTTTATAATATTCGTCAGATTTAGGGTCATATCCTTCTTCTTCTACAAGCTTTTTATGTATGTCAAAAGCCGTATAAGTCATAGCTGAATTATTACCAAACCAACTATTTTTAGTTGCCCACTCTTCCGCTCTAGGATCAGATTGAACACTAGCTGAAGGTCTTTGAGGTGTTATATTTACTTCTTTTTCTACAACAGTTTCTTTTTCAGCTGATTTCATAGAACTTAATCTTGCATTTTCTACAGATAGAGTTGCTAACTGTTCTTGTGCAGATATTTGTGCTTCTACGTTTTGAGATTCAATTGCATTTTTAAGAGCTAGTTTAGCTGCTGCTAAATTAGTTTTAACTCTACTTTCAAATTCAGAAACATAAGATTTATCTAATTTAGATAATCTTTTTTCAGCTTGTTCTTTTTGAGATTTAACACTGTGAGCATAAGTTAAAGCTTCTTCTTTTTGTCTTTCAGCTTCTCTCATTTTACGAGTTAGTTTAGCAATTCTTTTTTGAACTCCTTCACTATATTCTTTAAGCTCGTCTGGTTTTTTTTCTTCCGCTACAATAGTTTCTTTTTTAGTCTCAATAGGTTCTTCTTTAACCTCTTCAACTTCTATTTTTTCTTCAACAACAACTTCCGGTTTTTCCGGGTTGCCTTTTTCGTCTAAGTTAATTTCAGCACCTTCTTCTTCGCCTACATCAACTAGATCTTTTCTTGTTTCATCTATTTCTGGCATAGTTCCTTCCTATGGGTTTATATTACATGAAGAACTGATTCAGGATCTTTTATAGTTCCTATCACTTCATCATCATTAAGTATTCGCACTTCTCCACCTTCAATTGGCAATCTTGAACCCGCATAACGAGCAAAGATAACCCAATCTCCTTTTTTGCACCAAGGCTTACCAAATTTATTTGTATCCTTGTATGCTAAATCTCCCATCTTTAAAACATAACCACATGTTGTAGCTATTCTTGCTTTGTCTAAAGTTTCTTGAGAAAATAATATTCCACCTTTAGTTTTTTCTTTTGGTGTAAAAGGTAAAACTAAAATCCTATAACCAGTGGGTTCAGGCAATTCATTTTCGGAATGAGTGTCCCCAATATTATCAGGATTTAATGGTGGCTTTGTGTCTATTGATTTTAATTTTTCTTTTTTAGCTTCTTCTTCGTATTTTTCTTGTAAAGCTAATTTAATTTTAGGTACTTGATTTGGTTCTTGCTTGTCCGAGGTCGATAACTGTTCCTTGCTCATTTTTTTGCTCCTTAGGTTGTAGCAGGTTAGAGATTTCCTGTAATGTTTTTTGAATAGTATGTGCTTGACCTACTAAATACTTGTAATTTTCTATTTTGTCAAGTCCTCCTGACAAAAGTGCATTACCAATAGAATGTAGATCATCATTTAGTATTTTTTGTAACTTTTGTATTAGTTGTATGTCTTCCATTTTTATCTTTCTAGCAGTTCCATGCTCGCAGAGACTTATTAATTCTACTATTAGGGTCTCTGGCCGTTTTAGCAGATGTTAGTTTCTTTTTCATACCAGTCATTCTTGCACAAAAAGAAGCTCTTCTTTTATTACCTACCACTTTACTAGGTGCTTTTAAAGTACCTTTTTTATAACTAGCTCTACCCTTAGCATTTAAACCACCTTTTGGATTTTTACCTTCTTTTTTAGTCCAAGCTGGAGTAGCCATTATGTTGTTTTTTTTTCTTTTTTCTTTTTCTTCTTTTTAAACCCAGCTTGCATATTTTTATATGCTTTATCCGATATCGTAGAATTTTTTTTACTTCTAGAAATACCTAATTTTTTACGATTATTTATATTATCCCACAAACCAGTACTACCACCGCTTTTCATTGGTTCTCTTTTTGTATTTCCTCTTGGATTAGTAGTTTGTTTATTAAATCTTGGGTTTGCCATTAAATTCTATGTAGCTTATTGCAAAGTTTACAAATTTTAAAGTGATTTGATGGAAGTATTTCCTCACACTGACATTGTATAATGCCAAATATTTTACATATTATTTTTTTAATTTTTTTAATCATTATCTAATTTCGCAACCTTTTCCTCTTTTAGCTAGACCACCACTTTTCATTTTTACTCTACCACCTGATTTCATAAAGCCTATTTTATTTCTTACTTTAGTAGGCAACTGACCTAATGATTTTTCTTTTCCAGCAGGAATCATTTTTAATGAACCGCCATTTTTAAGTCCTCTTACAATTCTGTTTTTTTCGGCTGCTAAATTTGATTTACCTGTTTTAGTATATGCTTTTTCAGCGTCTACTCTACCAAGTTCTTCAAGTCTATTCATTCTTGATGAATTCATAATTATTTATCCATTGTTCCAACAGAAGAGTATGCTCTTTTGCCTGATGCTTTTTCCATACCTTTAGATTCATTTCTTCTTGCTGTTAAGCTTTGAGATTTTTTGCCATTTCTAGCTCCTAAAGATTCGTCAAGTCTATCGTTGTAACCCTGTGATTTTGAACTTCCAGATTTTGCATATGGAAATCTTACATTTGATCTTACTCCGTTTTGTCTCATATTTTTCTCCTAGTTATCTTTTTAAAGCGCTGCCAAATCCTCTTTGAGCAATGCCTGTACCTCTTACACTACCACCACTACTATATCCACGTATCATTCCACCAGATTTTGCAGCTTGTGATTTTATTCTTGGAGTAGCTGGTCTTTTTTCACCTTTAAGTCTTGTGCTATAACTTTTTCCGTTAAAAGTAAAAGAATCTCTTCCTTCTTTTCTAGCTTTAGCAAAAGCTTGTCCTCTAGAACTTACTTTAGTACCTGTTGCTTTTTCATATTTAGCAGCGGGTCTTGGATCATTAGGACTTCGACCTGATCTCTCTTTACTTTTTTTAATTTTGTTTGCTACCTCTTTTTTATTCATTGTAGAAAATTCTAATTTACCACCAGTAACTTGTCCTGGTCCTGCGGGAACTGATTTACTAAAGTCACCTTTAAAAATTTTTTTACCTGCTTCTCTAGCTTTTTTAAAACTATTTTGAAATTTACTTTTTATTGTACCCTTATCTCTATTTTTATATTCTTCTTTGTTTTTATAAGTTTTACCACCTTGAGTGATAGTTCCATTATCATTTACAACGATAGATTTTTTATTTACAGCCATATTTTTTTCCTTGTTATTTTCCTTTTATCAGATGTGTTGCCTTAAGTCCATAGACAGATGCAATTACACCTACGAAAATTGTTTGATACCATAAAGGTAAATTTCCAAAGTGCATAAAGAATAACTCCATTTTCTCCATATGTACAGGATTATCTGACCAGACTGACCATCCCAACATTACGATGGGGACCGAAAGTAAAAGCAAAATAAATTCGTCTTTCCAGTCAGAATTTCTTGATTCTAAAAGTTTGCCTGAATATTCTAATTCACCGCTAGCCATACGCTGTGCAGTTTTAGCTGCAGCGTCTGCCATCATCATTTTTGTTTCCTGTTTCTTTTTGTAAATATGCGAACCTGCGGAAACGGCTAATTTAATTGCCGAGAACCACATGAACTAATACCAAGTTGCTTTAACAGGTTTTTTATCAGCTCTCATACGTTTTGTACCTTTAACAGTAATTGTTTGAGATTCGTTAGGGTTTGTAGCTTCGATAGTAACACCGCCTGTTTGGTATCCATCTTTGCCAACACCTAATTCTTTTGTAATTTTAGGTTCTTTAACGTAGCCTGAGCCTTTTTGCCAATCTTTATCCATAATTTTCTCCTTGTTAATTATTATATCTATTTTTTTCCGAAATTTCTACCAAAATCGTGAATTTTGCTATCATCCGACATTTGTTGCTTCGCTAATGAGACACCTGCACGCAATCCAGCTAATTCTTCTTCTTGTTCTAAGTTTTCTTCGTGTTGTTGGTCACTCATCATAGCTTTCATCTTGTCAAGATCAATTCTTTGTTGACCTTCTTCTTCTTTTCTTTGATTTTCTTGAGCTCTAAGATCCATTTCTCTACCTTTTAGTCTTAATAAAGGATCTCCACCATATTCACCCATAATTTTTTCTTCTTCTTTAGCAAAGTCCATAGTCATCTCTGCAATAAGAATAGCTTTTCTAGCTTCAATCATCATTGTAATTTTTTGTACATGTTGTTGTGCTTGCATTACTTGTGGATTTTGTTGCATGTTCTGTGCCATAGCAGGATTTTGTGCATTAAGTTGTTGCATTTTCATTTGAATAGTTTTTATTTGTTGCATCTCTTGTACAAACTCTAATTGAACTTGTTCTTGTGCCATTAAAGAAATGTGTTCTAAAATATTTTTCTGTAATGATGCCATAGCTGCTGGATTATTTTGTACCATGTTTAATCTCATAAAATTTAAGTGTGCATCAATATGTGCTTTATGATCTTGACCTGGAAAAGCTTGAAAAGGTTTTGCTGATATAGATAAAATATGTTCTAGACTTGGATCTAAAGGAGCTGGTTTCATTGGTGGTGGTAAAATAGCATTTACATTCTTAACACCAATTGCATCATACATAGATCTATAAGCTTGATATAAATTATGAATTTTTGGATTAGACTGAGCTAATTGTAACTGAGTTTGAGCCATTGATATTCTTTGTGTTTGAGAAAATATGTTTGGATCTGCTACTGGTAAAATATCTATCTTGTCATCAAAGTCTTGAACTTTAACTTCTCTAGATGCACCGGGTACATCATAAGGATAGACAGGTGGTAAATAAGTTTTAAATACTTGAGCTAATAATTTAAACTCTTCTTTTAAACCTACGTATAATCTTTTGTGTATAGCTGACATTACTCTCGATCCACGCTCCAATAATGCTACTGTCGTACCGACGGCAGCGGCTTGGTTCATGTCACCCACTTGTGAGTCTGCGATGGACGCGAAGCGTTGACCCGCTTGAACACATATACCCATCAATTGTAATAAAGTTTGATTAGGTCCTTTAAATGGTAATTGCATAAACTGATCTGAGATTGCTCCTGTTGGAGAATCAACATCTCTAAATTCACCAGGTTGTAATGGTTGGGCATCATCTCTAATTCTAACTCCTCTAGATTTAAATCCAGCAGGTAAGTTAGCTAAAGTTCCAGCATCTAATAATTGTCTTAAAGCTGCTGTGGCAGTTCTTGTTAACCCACCAATCATATGAATTAAACCAAAACCATAAAAGCCAGTTCCTGGTAAAAATTTAAACTGCACAAAATAGTTCTTCTTTTTTTTCATTGTATCTTGAACATCGTAGTTTCTTCTAATAGATAAAATTTTTGAATTAACTTCAGCTACAGTTATAATATAAGGTAATTTAATTCCTGTTGGTTCTCCTTCTGCATCAACATCTTCATAACCTTCTAAATCTAAATTAGTATGAATTTCATAAATTGTATATTGATCTTCCTGACCATCTTTAGTAATTCCCTCTAATTCTAATTTTTTATCTTCTAATTGATTTTGTGTAACTGGTGGTGTTCCTAATTCTATATCTTTATAAAATCCAACTACCTGTTGTTTACGTAATTCATTTTCAGAAATTTTAACAATATGAATAATTGATTCTGCATCATCTAAAGAAGTTGCAGAGTAAGGTACTACTAAATCTTCAGCAGGTACAAATTTGGAAACGGCTCTACCTAAAAGATCGTCGTAATAGACTTTCTTAAATGTAGAACCGCTTAGGGGTAAATAGAAAAGCATTTGATCAAACTCAGGTTCATACTCTTTCATTTGATCCATGATTTGATAATTCATGAAGTCTTTAACTCTAGTTGCTTGATCTTCTTTTGGAGTTGTTACATCTCCTAAAATTTGTGTACGTACAGGACCATCTGCTGGTAATAATTCTTTGTAAGCTTGTGCTTGAAATTGTGTAACCGCTTCAGCAAGTACAGGGTGATTAACACCTGATGCACCTTTAAAGGGTTGTGTTCTTCTTTGATATTTAAAACCTAATAAATCTAAACCTTCTCTATAGCAATCTTCCCAATCAGCTCTAGATTCTTTGTATTCATTATATGAATCTATAAGTTTAAGTCCTAAGGGATCTAAAATATCATCTTCTAAAAATTCTGCAAGGTTTTCAAAATGATCTTCACCACCTTCTGGTGATGCTACTTTGGGATCAAAAGAAACTTCTGCTCCACCTTCTTCGGTCATTTCAATTTCTACTGGACCACTATCCGTTTGAACTTCTTCAATTTTTTCTTTTACTGCTTCTTCTATTTCAACTTCACCAGGAAGTGCAACAGTAGTTTTAGTATCCGATAAAGATTTATCTATTTCAGCCATGTAATTATTCTATCCTCTCTCTGTAATTGTTTCAACACCTTCTTCTATCTCTGTACTATCAGGTGTTTCTTTAACTGTCAAACTTTCAATATCTTCAACTCTTTCAGCTTGTTCATCTTTAGAGCCAGGATTTTCACCCATCCATTGTAATAGTTCTTCTTGTGTAGCCACTTCATCTTCAGGAGTTAATCCTACTTTAGGATCATATTTTACTATGTCCCCTGTAATATCATTATATTTTAAATTTAACATTATCCTCTACTTCCTCTACCACCTTGATCCATTTCTTGCTGACTTGCTGCATCACTCATACCTTCATATCCTGATGAACCATAATTCATACTTCCTGTTGGTGATTGACTTCTTATTCTATCTTCTTCTCTTCTTGCCATTTCTTCTTCAAGAGCAATAGCTTTATTAATATCTCTTTGTCTAGTTTCGGATTCAGCTAATTCTAATCCAGGTATTAAAGATTTATAATAATCTCCTCTATTACCTTTAGCAAACCTACCTTTATTTCTTACATAATCTGCATAGTTTCCAAAACCGCTTCTTATATTAATTCCAAAAGGGTCTTTGTTATTTCCTACACTATCTTGTTGAGATAATATAAATTGTTGGTCTGCTGGTGACAGAGTATCAAATTGATCCAATCCACCAAATAAATTTCCTATTCCAGAAGTTAGAAAACCTAGAGGATTATTATTTTTTACAAGATTAAATAAATTCATTCCTGTTTTTCCAGCTTTAAGTATACCACTACTTGCTAAATCTTTTCCTTGATTAAAAAAATCTTTTCCTTTTTGTAACATGGAAGCTTGTTCCATAGTCTGTGGAGTACCAACTCTAGGCTTAAAGTCTCTATATCTATCTGGTGGTATATAATCCATCTCATAAGGAGAATTAGCTACGCTTGATGTAAATGTATTATTTGGATTTATTTCTGCTGCTCCTGCTGAAGGGAAGAAAAAATTTTCTAGTCCACTTCCAATAGAAGAAACTAGATTATCTTTATTAAAAGTTCCATCTTGAATTTGTTGAAATTCTTGTGGAGTAACTGAATCAAAAGCACCGGGAGGAGACATTTCTTTTATCTCATTTAAACTCATACCTGATCCTGCACCTAATCTATTTAATTGATTAAGTTGATTACGAGATACATCAGCCATTTGATTACCTATATCTGTATTAATAATACCAACTTCTTGATCATCAAAATTTGTATAGCCTCTATTAGTAGGCATATTATCTATTTGAACATCTGGTGCGTAAGGATTAAGTCCTTCACCATATTGCAAACCATATTGATCTAAATTTTGATTAATAATATTAGTCGCCATTAATAATACTCAGGGTTGGTTTGTTTAAATTGTTCTTGTTGTTTTTCATCTTCTGGGTGTCCTATAAATCCTCCCTGTCTAAATCTCATAACAGCTTGGGTTGTACTATCTACTAAATCGTCATTATCTCCATAGGGAAATGCAGCACATTCTTCGATTACTTCTTCTGCAAATTTATCTTCAGGTGCCCATATTATACCACTCTCAAAAAGTGGTGCAACGGAGTTAACCCTAGCATGTTTATCATTACCTCTACTAGGAGTGAAATTTATAACAGGTATCCCCATCTTTCGCAACTCATAAGTTAAGGGAAGTCCAGATGCTTTGGCTTCTACAATAACGGTCTCAGGATTCCAATACTTAAATTGTTCATAGGCTTTCTTACGTAGTTCTGGAAATTCTAGTCTTTCCTTGACTGCATCGAGCAATAGTAAGTTAGCTGGACTATCTGCATTAGGATAGAAAACACCCCATGTTGTAATGGCAGAGTAATCTGCAGTTTCTTTTTTTAAGAATGCAGTATCATAGCTTTGAATAATATGTTGTAAGGGAGGTATATAATTCTTATCCCAAATCTTCCACCACTCTCGTTTTATAATAGAGCCTTCTGCTGAGGTAGGATTTTGCATCCATTGCGCACTCCACTTACCAACTGATAGAGATGCTTTAACAGATTCTAATTCAGCTAGTTTCCAATACCCTGGCCATACAGGTTTACCAGAAGGTAGGATTGCTGGAAACTCTACTACTTCCCATTGGTCTGCTTTTAATTCTTTTTGTGATTTTAACAACGCTCCGGTTAAATCTTTCATACTCCATCTTGTCATTACCACAACGATTGCTCCACCAGGTTGTAATCTTTGACGTGGTCCTGATGTATACCATTCGTAAGCTTTCTCTAATGCATCCACGTTCAACGCATCTTGCTCCGAGTGTGGATCATCAATAATAAGTAAATCCGCACCACGGCCCGTGATGGCAGATCCAACGCCGGCTGCGTAGTATTCACCGCCTTGTTCTGTTTCCCATTTACCCGCGGCTTGTGAATCTTCTTTTAGTCTTGTTTTAAATAGTTGTTGATACTCTGGACTATCAATTAAGTTCTTTGCTTTCCTACCAAATCGTAAGGCAAGTTCTGTGGTGTGGGTTGTTTGGATAATTTTTAAATCTGGTTTACGTCCTACCATCCATGCCGGAAGTAAGTTAGATGCAAACTCTGACTTAGTATGTCTCGGTGGCATATTAATAATTAACCGTTTAACTTCTCCTTTTGCCAGACGGTTAAATTTTTCCGCTATAATTTTGTGATGTTTGCCTTCTATAAATTCAGGCCATACATGTTTAGT